AACTAATGCATCCTTAAGTGCGTCCGATGCTTTTTGATACGCATCATACTTATGATTCTGTCCACAAGACATAATAATTGTAAGTTACTATCAGGTATTATAGACTATCTGTCTGCTCTTGTCAATTGCTTTTTTAATTCTTCTATCTCGAACTTAACACCCTTCTCAGATAAAAGAATCATCTTCGATAGCGTCATTTCTTTGCTATAGAAGATGATTGGTTGATTTCTACAGTCTCCACTCATACCAATACTTCTTTACGCTTAAACCCACCTTGTTTACAGAAGTACAACTGATGCTTCTCTGTGGTCACATAGTAACCATCTATATCTGTACCGTCATCGGTATAACCATACGCTTTGACATGTTCCTCGATGCCATCGATACGGAACTTCTTATTCTTTGAATGAAGGTAGTCATGGTATCTGGTATCTAGGTTGATCATCGTTCCTCGAAGGTAAGTTTGCGGATTTTACGCTTGCTGCGTTGTTGCTGCCATTCTAACTGATCTTCAGTCAAATGTCCAGCTTCCCTGACATTTGTATTTAAACATTTAACATTCGCTAAAGATTTCGCTGTGAATGATGTGTCATCCACTACCATTTGGTTCTCACAACCACATACCTGTGGTTTACCACTACTAGTAATTATAGTATTACAAACTTTACATTGTACTCTCATGTTAAAAATACTGCCTCTGTGAATCTAGTTTGTTCTTTGAATCTGTTGTCATTAATAATCTGGCCGTGTGGTATATGTCCAGGAAATACTACCATTGAATTAAACTTAGATAATATTGCTAAGTCCTCCACGAACTGTGATGAATCTTTCCATGTGTCATAATGCTCTGGTTCATTCTCTAACATCTCCTCTACCTCATCATTCGCTGGTAGATATAACATAGTACCTGCATCATCACCCACACCAGGGTTTAGATATGTTATACAATTTAACATGCCAGCATCAACATGAGGTCTATAAAAAACATCGTTACCAGGATAGTCCTCTAGTAATCTAAACTGATTAAACCTTGATAGTGGTGGAAAGTTTTCATCCTTTTCTAACTGATAGAAATCTATTATTCTTTCAAACAAATGTTTTCTAGCAAGACCACATCTATTATCTAATAGATGCTGTCCATCATAAAAGGATCTACCATTTTCACTAACAGGATCTTCTGAGAAAGATAACTTATGAGATCTTATAGGACACTGCTTAAGATATTCATATACTCTAAGAGGTTTTTTATATACATCAGAGATGTGAAGAATGATATCACCTCTGTATGGTACGATTGTCACACCCCATGTCGAGTTAAACTCAAAATCATCGAGAGAATAAAACATTTATTTAAACATGAATGTATAGTTAACTCGGCGGTTCAGATCACCTTCAATGGTAGAAACACCGTTTGTCTTGTGAAAATATTTAGAATTGAAAAGTATTATCCTATTATAGTTATAAGGAATGTACCTTTCCTTAGCATTAGATTCCTTTAAATACTCTCTAACTTTTTCCTCACTTCCATTATACTCATCCCAAGTCCAATCTTTAGGAGGTTGTTTATCATAAATGATAAGACCATTCTTAGTTGAATCCTTTATACATTTATTAGGAGTAACCCATAGGTTTACATTTATACTAGCAGGATCTGCATGTGGTGTAACTCCTTCTGCCTCGTTATCATACACAAATGCCCATCCCCTGTCAAACTCTAAGGAATGTAGAGGAGAGAACGCACCATGTATAGCATTGATAACATCAGGTAATACTGTAAAAGGAAATCCTTTATCCATACCAAAGTTAATAGAATGATATCCCCACTTAGAATAATCATCATCTATTTCTTTACGAGAAATAGCTTCTGTATATAACTCATCGACAACTTCTGGATAAAGAAAGTCATCGATGATTACATAACCATCAGTCATTAACGATTCTTCTATCATTAATTCATTACAGAAAGGTCTGCACTATCTCTTCTATTAATGGTCTCTGGATGCTGTAACCATTTTTGAATGTCATCTTTTAAGGCAGTCTTAATAGCAATACTAAATCTTTGATGTGATTTAAATGGTGATGCTCTATGCAAAATCTGTGCAGTAAACTTACACATACTATTCCATTCGGGTGGTACTCCAATGATCTTTTTATCTAGATAGAACTCTGTCCATCCAGACTCTTCAATATCATAGTTCCAACCATCATGTATAGGATAATATAAAAATGTATTCTGTTCCTGTTCAGGGTCAGCATCTTGATGAAAATATGCATACTCTCTAGGAGCAAAGACATTTACATACATCCTATAGATATCAAACTTATCCCAGTAACCTGGATACTTATGTTCGATACCAGTCTTAAAACAATCAAAAATTAATTTGTTACTATCTTTAGTAGCCTCTGGTTTATCAGCAAAGAATATATTATGAACCATCCCAGTTGGTTTTCTAGGATCATTCTCATTACCCTCATTGTCTGACTCACCATACTTATACTCAGCATCATAAATTACAAATTTAGATACAAACTCAGCAATCTCTGGTGGAAAAAAACTATCTACAACCTCAATTCCCATGATAACCTAACTCATTTAATACATGTGATCTGATGTCCATCAATTCATTATAGCACTGTTGGTTATGAGCACATGCACGAAGTGCATTGTCAGGTTTTAATACAGACTCGATGAATAAGGTTCTGGCCCTATCAATCTTATCCTGTTTGGTTTCATTCTGCATTAGCACCACCGATAGTAGTCAACTCTTCTAACTTAGGTATCTTAAGTTCCCACTTAAAATAATGGCGACCCTTTCTAGGTACAGTAACTTGCCAACCGCTATGATTAATAACACCACTCTGACTAGAAGTTGTACATTCATCAACAGCATCTTCATTACCATCCCATGCCCAATCAGTACATGCATCAACAGCAAGGATAGGTACACCCATATTATGTGCTGTCATATGATAAAAAGCATCATGCCACTTATCAAATACTTCCCAGTCTCTATCCTCAGTATCAATAGACTTTCTACCATTAGTAGCATGGAAGATTAAATTAAAACATCCCATCTCATTCATGATAGATGTAACAGGTCTTTGTCCTCCTGCCTGATACCCCCACATGTCATTACATATAAGACCAGCAGCTAAAGGTTTTTGCCATAGATCCGCAGTAGCAACTGGTTCATCCTCATGATCTAATCTAACTATAACAATACTATCATCTTGATGTCTTCTAAGTACATGCTCTAATGGTGGAGATGGAAATGATGCTTGCTTGTCCAAGCACATTGTCTTATAGGTACAGCAACTGAGTCTACCATTAGACTTATAATGTCTTATCTCATTTCTAAAAACTTGAGTTCCAAAGTATTCATTCTCATAAAAATTAGTACCAAGATGTAATGCAACTCCTGCTTTCTTCTGATGCTCTTCTACCTCCCTCAATGCATCAGTAAGTTCATCCAATTTCTGTTCCCATCCACCTAACCATCCAGATAAAGAACCTTCTGGTGTAAGAAGATGTTCTACTCCATTATCTTTAGCCCAATCAATTGCTTTAAAAATCTCTTTCTTATTAACCTGAATGTCAACTCCCACAGGAATCTGAGCACCACCTACAATAAAAGATTTCTCTGTAGAAAGTTCTTCAGATAGACGACCCATCCCACCATAGACTTGATGATTATCCATCGGTGGTTCTTCACCAACTTTTTCCTTTACTTTGTTAGCATACTCTACCTGTTCAGGTATAGGTTCACCTTTTTCTCGATTAGTTATAGGAGTATATTCATACCCATACTTAGGTAGATTTTCATCGAATTCTTCTGGGGTCATGTTGCCTTCCCAATAATCTTTTTCAGTAACCATAATTACATTATACTTATACTAGAAAAATCTGTCAAGATCATCTAGATGAACACGGAAAACCGTACTGTATCTATACACATAAGGATTGGTAGGTGCTAGACCTCTGTGAGGTATATGTCCAGGAAACATAAGAATTCTACCTGGCTTATACTCTACCTCTTCAATGATCTTAGTAACCTTATGGTGATCATCAACTTCTACTAACTGAAACTGTCCACCCCATTCTTTATCCCATCTAGTATTATTCATAATCATTACAGTTAAACCCTCACCGTCTGTATGTGGTGTACCATCCTGGCCATAGTACTGAAGATTTAAATCTATTCGTCTAAGGTATACAGGAACCTCGAACAAATGCTCATCTATAATTTCAAAGGCATCAAAAAATTTCTCTGCTTCAGCATGTAATTTGGTAGTGCGATTTATATTTTCTCTTACAAAGATATCTGTACCGAATAACCTATGACTACCAACAAGTCCTAAAGGAAATGACTGTGGGTTAGCGGTATTGGTAGTGTGAATTGGGATCTCTAAGATAACTTCCTCCAGATCACTGAGGAATTGCATATCAAATAGATCGTCTACTATATGTGAAATCATCTACACATTATAAGACCCCTGACTCATAGAGTCAAGGGTCAGTGGGCATTTTACTTTAAACTTAAACTAGCATGTCCCTGCATATTCTCTTGCAAGAACTGTGATCGTCTTCGCACTCGATCAAGCAATCAAAGTAGTCGTTAACTAGATTTTCCTCTTCCGAGGAATCGAATTCCGTCCATTCTGCTAGTTGATTGAATGAAATCGTATTGTGTCCAGACATTTGTGTACCTCCGTTAACCTTAACCTCATAATGTAGAGAACTCAGGTCATCTTGTTGTCCTTAATTCTATCATTATTTATACAAATATGAGCATTCCAGGACCGGCCTACTTAACAAAAATAAATGCCTACGCACTTGTACCTACTGCCTCATAATCTGCTTGGAATAACTCCAATCCTTTGTCTGTAAGGATATGATTATAACACTTCTCAAAAACTGCTGGTGGCATAGTAACTATGTCTGCACCATACTCAAATGCTCTACCCACATCTCTCACACCTCTAAGAGATGCTGCTAGTACTTGAGTAGTTATCATATGTTCTTTGAATACATTAACTATATCTTTAACAAGACATAGACCTCCAAAAGAATTGTCATCTACTCTACCCACAAATGGTGAAACATATGTAGCACCTGCTTTAGCAGCAAGAATAGCTTGTACTTGTGAGAAGATAAGAGTTACATTAACTTTGATACCTTGATCCGATAAGATCTTACATGCCTTAAGACCATTAACAGTACAAGGTACTTTAATAGTAGTTACATCACCATACTTTTCAAAGAGTCTCTTACCTTCAGATACAAAGACATCAACCTCTTCAGTTACAATCTCCATACTGATATCTGGTACACCAATATCCTTAATCTCTTGGTAATCCTCTTCAGGATCTCTACCACTCTTCAGAATAAGAGTAGGGTTAGTGGTAACTCCATCAACTATACCTGTATGGAAGTGCTTACGGATCACATCTGCATCAGCAGTATCTAGAAAAATTTTCATTTGGAATAATCTTTACGGTAGTATCTACCTAGTATGTTGCTATTATAGTAGGCAGGTGTACCGTCCGTCAAGCCTTCTGTCAGGACATTGTTAAGAAACAGTTGTCTAGTCTCTTCAAAGTTTACTTTGCCTGGGGACTCATGGATGGAGATGATTTCTCTCTTGAAGCAGGTGTTCCCAAGTAACTTTCTATCTCCTTTAAGTTCTTCAGAGCTTCCGTAGTATCTCTTCCAGTCACTCTCAGTCGTAACCCGTCTCTTACCACCTCTAGGTTTACGCTTTTGCCAAAAGTATTTTCTACCGATGTACTTCTTGCCCGATTGGAGATTAGTAATGAGGTAGACGAAACCGAACTGATCGCCAATATCGTCAGTAGTGAAAGGTTCACCCTCATATATCCAGGGGTTTTCGTAAACTCCTGCTTCAGCCATGTCATAGTTTTAATTTTCATGTAACTTATTTAGCACTTACAAGAACAAGTATCTCCTGTATACATTTTACCACAGTCGGGACATTTACTTTTCTTTCCCTCATTCATAATGAAATCTATTTCATGACCATCTAATTCGTTCATGATGGCATGTGCATGGTCAGTATTTTGTGCAATATCGTTCTTAAACAGATACTCTGACACTGCATCGTAGATAGGTGTTTCCACAGACTCGGCCTTGATAGGTTTAATATTATTATTTATTTTGGGTGGAATCTTATTAAGAGTTGGTGTACCACCAGGTTTTGTTCTAAGATATCCCTGCTGCATACCATTAGCACTAGTAGAATTGGTAGGTTTAAACCCAGTGCTAGGTGTCAATGAACCATTACGAACATTAGGGTTAGCAGACTGATTAGCAGGTGGAACAAACCACTTCATAGTTTTCTTAGCTGTATTACTTACAGCATTAGATACATTATTGATTACATTCTCGTTCATCGAACTCTATCATACTAATCATATTTATCTTGCTGCTTAAAAAATTCACCTAAACTAGATTGACAATCAGGTGGTTCAGGATCTTTATAACCCTTTAACTTCTTCCACTTATTATGTAATGCACCCATCATCCATGACTGAGATAGACTCTTAGGACCATTCTCCAGTAGATCTAACTCATACCTGCTAGAGGTATAACCCTTGTACTCTTCTCGCCAATTAGAATCGTCGTAAGGTTTAGTCATAGTTTTTTCTCCTTTTCCAATCGGAGTACATTCTACCATAGATCATTCCTTCGTGAGATTTTAATGTGCCACCCTGAAGAATGGCATACTCCCTCTTAGATAGGTCAGTACCCATAGCTGCATACTCTCGTTCCCAATCTTGAAGGTCTTTAAAGAACTGTTCTTTGTTGTTCATGATTTTGTTTTAATGTCGTACTCAATTACTATTTTTTTAGAGGATCTACCCACTGAGTTCAATGTCTCATAATGATTCCATTCACCCTTGAGTAGTTCTTCCATCACCTTCTTATCTAAACCTGCTAGGTTAACACAGTTATCAACAGACTTACGCACTGACTCAAGACCTAAAGGTTTATGATCTATGAATGTTCCTGATAGATCATTTGTCTTAGCATTTTCTAATGCCTTATCAATGTCTATGGTAAATTCATCACTCATAGTTTAAACCCTGAGAAAGTATCCTTCTTAACATCCTGCTTGATACCACCAACGATATAAGACTCTACTTCAGTCTCTTGTGGTGCTACCTGTAGACCCTTAGAACTAATCCAATGTTGTGTCCAAGGTAATGGATTGTTTCTTAATGATATATCATAGATAGGATCCAATCCAATTGCTTTCATTCTCTTGTTAGCAATCCATTCAACATACTGTGATAGAAGCTTCTCATTCAATCCAATCATACTACCATCTTTAAACAAATACTCTGCCCACTTCTTCTCTTCATCAACAGCAGTTTCAAATGCAGACTTCAACCATTCCTTTTCCTCCTGCATTATCTCTACCATCTCTGGATCATCACCCTCTCTCCAATTCTTTAGGATTGTTTGGGTGAGGACCAAATGCTGGTTCTCATCTCTAGCAATAAGCGATATGATTTTAGCGGATCCTTCCATGAGTTTGAGCTCACCAAAAGCAAAACTACAAGCGAAAGAAACATAAAAGCGGATACCTTCCAAAATATTGACATTAGCTACTGCCCTGTATAAGTGTCGTTTTAAATCCTTCCTAGTCCATTCTGAATTAGGATGCTCCTTCATGTCAGGTGTCCAACTACTACTCTGACCCCATTCATTTGCTGCATTAACAAAGTCATCATAAGCTTTAGTAACCGTAGTTGCTCTTTGAAGTATTCTATCATCAGTTAAGATAGTATCTAATACTTCAGAAGGATCAGAATAAATGTTCTTAATAATATATGTGTATGACCTACTATGAATCATCTCCATAGTCTGCCATATATTCATACACCCTTCTAATTCTGGGATAGAAACATAAGGTGTGAATGCCATACCAGGTGCTCGGCCTTGAACACTATCCAGCATGAT